TTCAGCTCATCCAGCGTGGTGTTGAGCAGCCTGAGGCCGCGGGGCGACATGTAGATCACATTAAACCGGTAGATGTGATGGATAATGGCAATGCCAGGTATTTGTTCCAGTGTGGGGGTGACATTACTTATAGCTTGTGCAATTCTCTTTTCCAGGTGCATGAGTGTGGTTTATTGCTGCTATTGAAGATATAACTGCAGGCTATATCCCCGTTTTATGCAGCTAGTGGCGAATTTAGAAAAAATTACTAGCCATTCGATAGAAAACTATGCGGAACGACAAGGGGAACAACCTCAATGCCGCAGAAAGCAATGTGCATTTTGATGATACCTGTTTACCGGCACATACGGTACAAAATTACCCACTGGTGAGTATTGTTCGCGGCTTAGTGTGAAGGTAAGTTTGTACCGGACAAAAAACACTTGTATGAAAAAGAACTCCCTGATCGCTCCTCTAGCAGGCCTGGCGCTGTTTACGGCCTGTGGTATACCCGCATCCGCACAGATTATCAACACCATTGCCGGCAGCGGCACCCATGGCAGTGCCGGTGATGGCAGCTCTGCCCTTACTGCGCAATTCAAATATCCGCAGGGGGTAGCCGTTGATGGGGCCGGGAATGTGTATGTATGCGACAACGCTAATTCTAAAGTCAGGAAAATAAGTACCTCGGGCATCATTACAACTTTTGCAGGCACCGGTGTTGGGGGCGACACAGGCGATGGCGGACCAGCTACCGCCGCAAAGTGTCTTCCGATGGCTATTGCAGCAGATGCTGCAGGCAATGTGTATATAGCAGATTACCAGAATAACAAGATCCGGAAGGTAAATACCTCGGGTATCATTACAACGATAGCAGGCACTGGCTTTGGGGGCTTATATGGCGATGGTGATGGCGGGGCGGCGACTGCGGCAAAGCTGAACACACCAAGGGGAATAGCCGTAGATGCTGCCGGAAATGTGTATATAGCTGAGGAGCTTAACCACGCCGTACGTAAAATAAGCACATCAGGTATCATCACCACCATAGCAGGCACGGGTACTTATGGTTATAGCGGCGATGGCGGGCCGGCTACTGCTGCAAAGATAGATCATCCCTGGGGGCTGGCGGTAGATGCGGCCGGGAATGTGTATGTGTCAGACAACTTCAGTTATTCGATCCGGAAGATAAGCACATCGGGTATTATCACTACCGTAGCAGGTATTGGCGCATACAGCTCGGCAGGTAACAACGGCCCTGCTACTGCTGCCGGGTTAGGTGGCGTGGCTGGGGTGGCTGTGGATGCGGCCGGCAATATATACATGACGGACGAAGTGACCAGCAGGATACGCATGGTAAACACTGCCGGGATCATAACAAACGTAGCAGGCGGCAACGGGCTAGGCTATAGCGGCGATGGCGGCCCTGCTACCGCTGCAAAACTGTATAGCCCGCTGGGCGTAGCGATAGACGCAGCCGGTGACCTGTATATAGCAGATACTGAGAATGACAGGATACGCAAGGTAACCGGTATACCAACGGCGGTAGCGCAGACCGATAATACGGCCGGGGTGCTTAGTGTGTATCCAAACCCTACTGATGGCAGCTTTACGGTAAAAGGGAAGCTGAACAATAAAAAGCAACACACAGTGCTTATGGATGTGCGCAATGCAACAGGCATAAGTGTTTATCAAAAGGAGCTTGCAATAAGCAATGGCCTGCTTGAGCACCAGGTGGCGCTACCGGCATCCCTGCCAGCTGGCAATTATTTTCTGAAAATAGATGATGGCACCGATCGGGTCATCCGGTTGACCCTTTCTGGTAAGTAGTGTTGTGCAGGTGTTTGACATTTTTTGGCGGACGGGGCTGAGTGGGAACTCAGCCCCGTCCGCATTTCGTTTACTTGAATGTAGTCTTGTATGCCAGTCATGCTTTTGTCGTTGCTCATGGTGTTTGTGGGTCTTTTGTTTGGGGGTATAAAAAATGAAATGCCCGGTTTGTGTCTGCTTACTATGGGGGGTAAAATCAAATGAAATGACTAGATAGGGAAAAAAATGTGCGAAAATCACCCAAAAAGCCTTTACTGGCGCGGGTTTTGCCTTGTCACCTATTTTGGCATAGGTAGCTAATACCTTTTGAAACTACTTTTATTTGCTTGGATTTTGCTTGTATAGACCGCAGGTAGGCGAATGGGTAGATATTGATTTGCTTTGATAAAGCAGCTTGAAACCCTTTTTAATTGCGGTTTTAAAGCGATTGAAACTAACCAGGTGAGAACGGTGTAACATTACATGCCCTTACGACCCAAAGCAACACAGCTTTTAGCCAATTGCTGCAAAAGACGACCCAAATTAATTTATAATACGACAAAACCCGCTACTGTAGCGGGTTTTGCTCATTATTACGTTATGTCGTGTTGGGTCGTGTTGGGTCGTGATAAATGGGTCGTAATATTTCGCAAGGTATAACGCTAAAAATTGGGTCGTAATATTATAAATATGCACCATTACATGCCGACCCATTTAGTCTAAGTATTCAATAATACCTTTATTGTCAAATTTTTTAAACTCTCTAAAAAATATGTCTAAATTTTTGTTCAGGCTCTTAATCACATCTAAGTATTGACTATTCTTTTCAAGTTGCTTTATTTTCTTTTTTTTATATTCAGTATAGCTTTCTGCTTTGGGTTCCTTTCCCCATGAACTTAAATAAGTGTCATATATGTTCATCAGAAGGTGTGTATTAGCCTCTATACTTGATAGTTCATAATCTATATTCCCTAAATCTTGCCTTTCATCAGTTAATACTTTATCATACATAAATCGCTTAAAAAATAACTTTGAATCATTCGGCCTCGCTTCTATTTTGCGCAAGTCATCTGATTTGATTGTTTCATGTACAGCATCATACAACTCATTCATTTCTTCTTCAGAAAGCTGATCAAATTTGGTTTTCCCACTACGCCTAAGTTTTTGCTTTATCGCTTCTAAACGTACACTAGCTGGCACATCTGACAGTGTATTATTAGGTGTATTTTCTTCTCCATAGAAAACCCAGTCATTAGATATGTTAAAATGAGCTTTTATTTTTTCTAATAAACCCGCTGTCACCTTACGCCTATTATTCTCAACATCCGAATAATAAGAAAGGTTAACGCCTATCTTTTCGGCAAAGTCCTTTTGTTTTAAACCAGTTTCCTGTCGGAATTGCTTTAGCCGTGCATTAGCCTCATTGTTAAAATTCATACGTCAAAAAGTAAATTTTGCTTTTTTTGCTAAAAAGTGTATTTTTGTGCCAACAAACAGCAAATTTTATGTCAATATTTTGCGAAGGTACAAATAATATCAAATCAAAAATACCACATGGTGGTATTTCTGAAATAGCGCGCACATCGGGAAAAAGCCGTTATACGGTTCAAAAGGTAATAGATGGAAAATCTAATAACAAAAGTGTACTGGAAGCTTTAGCAAAGTACGTGTCAGAAGTAGCGACAGCGAAAAATATTATTTCGTCAAATATCAATATGCTTTAGTAGCTAATGCATCAATACATTACCATGTCTGATTTAGCTATGCTCAACCCAACCTTTATGAAGGGTGGAAAGGGCTATAACTATATAAAAGATCAGTTGTATGTAACTAGGAAGAAAAACAGGTCTATTTGGGTAGGAATTGGACAAAGTGAATCATCTACAAAAACGGTTTCAATAGCCTTTAACACAATACCCGAAGATTTTAAGAAAAAGAACGGCCTGCCAACTGCATATAGTGAGGTAACTGCTAAACTTCAGGCGAACAAATCAAAATCGCCCATTAAAACAGCTTCCACCAAAACACTAAACATCGATTCCTTAGTATATGATGTAATGGCCGCTGCTGCTAAGACTGAATGTGTGCCTTATTACAATGAGATCAAAGTAAGATACCCTCAAATAACCAAGACCAATACGATAGCAGCATATGCAAGATTTGCAGCCGTCCTGGCTCATATAAGGGATACCTACCCCAATGCCACCAGCAAAGAGCGGGACGAAATATATACCTGCTATATGCGGATATGCAACCCGCAAAAAAAGGCTTCAAAAGGTGGTTTAAATATGTTCTTCCATCGCAAAGTAAGACCGGCACAGAAAGGCAGTGACATTATTGATCTGGTTGTAAATGTAAATTCTTACAAAAAAACCAACAACCGCCGCCCGGCCTTTCAAATGGCGCTCCTACAAACTCTTTACATGCAAAGCCGTAAAGTTTCTTGTGCCGATGCTCATCGTAAGCTGTGCGAAGCCTGCCAGCAAAAAGGCCAAAAACCTATGAGCGTTGGCAATGTGAAAATCATATTCAATGAATTTAAAAACAATATAGACCTAGCTACTTCACGATATGGAATGAGTGAGGCTAAGAAAATGATGCCTTATGCGACTTTCATTGATGCTGAACACAGGAACACACAATGGCAGGCAGATGGTAAGGTAGCACCATTCATTGTGGCCGGTAAAGATAGCATTGGGGAAAGATGGACTGTATTCCTTGTTCAGGACAATCATAGTAAAAAATATATCGGTTACTCTTATGGTAAAAGAGAAAATACACCGCTAATAAATGATGCCTTATACAATGCTGTAAAGAACACAGGGTATTGGCCCGCTGAACTGATCATAGACGTTAACGCCTCTTACCGTTCCAAATATTCCGCTACACTATTTGCTGAAATGGAAAGCAGGGGCGCGATAATAACGGCCACAACAGACCCACAAGCCAAAGCAATGGTAGAGCGGTATAACCAGCACCTAGACGCTATATGGAAGGAATTTGACGGCTACCTGGGCAAGGGCATTAAGTCGAAAAGTAAAGATGCCCGCCCTAGTGATGAAGCAGCAAATGAAATATACAAGCCCAAGAACTACAAAACACCAGAAGAATTTAAGGCGCTTGTGGTGTATGCTATAGAGAAATTCAACAATACGCCTTTGACCGTGCTTAATGGATTGACACCCAATGAGAAATACGCTCAAAGCGAAAGCATTAAGGCATTGCCGATATCTGAAGCTGACCGTGCAAAACTGTTCCAGCCGGTTAAGCTGTATAAAGTGAGCCGTGGCCAGATCACCATAAAAGAGGGCACAACAAAACATGAATACCAGCTATCTGCCGAACTGTATGCCCGCTATAACAACAAGACTGTAGAAGTGCGCTATGATGACCTGACAGAAGGCATATATATCTATGACATTCAAAGCGGTGAATGTGTGGGCGACATATCGCCCAAGCGCAAAATACATGGCGCTAAGGCTGACCAAACAGCAGATGATGTAGCCATGCTTAACAGGCTAAAAGGCCGTAAAAATGGCACAGCGACACAGGCCAGGAAGACGCAGAAGGAAATAATACTGCAAACCCTGAAGAATAACCCCGATGACATAGACATCATCAACCATGCAGTAGCTACAAAGGACATAAGGCGGGAAATAGAGCAGGACAGGGATTTGAGGCGGGCAATAGCTATAGAGGGTATCAATGAAAATTACATACCCATACGGGCGCAAAAGCCTGCTGTGCCTGCTGATATGCTGGCAGGCAATGCGAAGGCTGAAAAGACCAAGGAAACACCGTTTACTAACCCCCATCATAAAATACGCACCCTGACCATTGAAGACCTGATGGGAGGTGACCAGCAATAGCAGACATGGCAGAAATGAATAGCACATACACAGGAGTAACAGCTACGCCAAAGGGTAAAAGCACCTTTGACATAGTGACATGGTGCATACTGGCTGCCATTGAGGAGCATGCAGGTGCGTATCATACCGAAATACGCAGCCGTTACCCCGATTTGGCACTGGATAAGGTAGTGCGCTCTTCGGTACGTGCCGCCGCGCTGTACTGGATGCGGAAAAACTACGACCGTAAAGGAGCATACAACAAAATGATGTTCTATGCCTGCTATAATGAGCTGTTTGGCGGCATGTTTAAGGCTATAGAATCGCTGGAAAGCTTTTATAAGCGATTGCTGTACCCATTACTACAAGGTGGCGATGTGGTAACGCTGGCAATTGACAGGCGGTGGGTGGATAAAACACAGCCGCGCCGCTCACCCTACCAGGTGGCGGTGCTGAAAGCCCAATACAGGAAGAGCGCCCGCCCATGTGAGGCCTATAAGGCGCTGTGTGCAGCATGTGCGCAAGCCGGTGAGCAGCCAATGAGCGAAGGCAATTTGCGCATCATTTACAGGGAGTTTAAAGAACAGAAAGCAAAGCAGGGCGATAGCCCTAAAAGATAAACCGGGCATTAGAGGTGCCCGGCTCATTGATTCAATCACATTATAAAACACAAATGTATGGACATTTTAGAGAAAGAAAAACTACAAAAGTCTATAGATATGTATTGCCAGGCGAAAGGCTTTACATCTGACGACCTATCCGGGAAGCTGGGGCTTAGTAAGACTACGATCAGCAATATTAGAAATGGCAAGTGGAGTTTATTGAGCGATCATAGGCTACGTTCGGTCGCTAACATGATAAACACAACCATATTGGCGGGGCTATATGAAACAACAGATGTTCAAAGTGTATGGACGGGACTAGAGAAAGCCCGCAAGCATAGGCTTATGATTGGTATCACTGGCGATACAGGGCTGGGCAAAAGCACTTCATGTAAAGCATATACCATACGTACCGAAGTATTCTATTATGAATACAACTATGGCGATTCTCCAAAAACCGCGCTGATAGACATTCTACGGGAAATGGGGGTAAAATATGAAGGTACGGTAACTGCTATGCTTTCCCGTCTGTGTGAAGAGCTGAATTACATGGAAAACCCGCTGCTGATAATAGATGAATGCTCGAAGCTAAAGGAGCAAATGATAATGATGCTGCATAGCCTGCGTAATAGAACACAGCATAATTGCGGCATAGCGCTGGTAGGCATGCCCTACTTTAAAAACAATCTGATAAGGGAAGTAAACAAGGAAACTATAGGATATGCCGAGTTCTACAGGCGCATACAGATGTGGCACGAGCTGCGCGGCCTGATGCCTGAAGAAATCACATATGTGCTGGAAAACAACGGCATAACTGACAAAGCCACACAGAACAGCTTTAGGAAAATCAATCGCTTTGGCGACCTGATGAATGCAATTACTCTTCACAAATCTGTAAACGAATAACAGACATGAGCACGAAATCAAACATACCGCAGCAGCTTAAAAAGCTTCGCAAGTCATTAGGGCTGACACAACAGCAGTTTGCTGATAAGGTGAAAATTTCGCGCAGCCTGCTATCGCAAATTGAGGGTGGCCGGTCTGGCTTGACCTTGGATAGGGCATTGGAAATATGCCAAATCATAAATATATCCATTGACGAGCTAACAGGCATTACCATAGCAGCAAATCATAAGTCTTCCATTCTGCAATTAGCCGCCACGCCTACAACCACTACAATGGGCACTCCTAATGATAGACTGAAACAGTTTCGTACTGAAATGCATATGTCCCAAAAGGATTTTGCTTCAAAGATGGGGCTTCAACCATCTTACTACACTGAATTTGAGAGTGGAAAGCGCCCGATTACCGTAAGGATTGTAGAAACGGTAAAGAAGTTATACAACCTATCAGCCGATTGGGTGCTTTACGGCATCGACAATACTATCGCAAACAAACCAGCTGCGCGGCAAATTACCGTTGTGATGTCTGCTGAAGGCATGAGCATAGCCAAAGGGGACTTAACGCCCGCAGAAGCACTGGAAATGCTTGGGATGGCTATAAAGTGCATAGAGCTACAAGGCGCTAATGGTCTGTAGGTGACAATTATGCCCTACCGAGCAAAAAATAAGCCGCTCGGTTCCGGCAGCGAGGTTTTTAACCCTCCTATCGGTCGGCGGCTTCAGAGTACAAATGTATAACTATTTAAAATCACAATGCAGCAACACACACAACTTGAATTTACTAACGAGTTAGAACAGCTAGAAGCTATGAAGCACCTTGTAGTAACAAGGGGGCTTACTTACAAGGTAGCCGCTAACATCTTAGGGGTATCAGAGAGCACCGTTTTGCGCAAGGTTAAGAAGTACAACCTGAAGCCTCAAATAAAGCAGGCCCGCGACAAAGCTTTAAAGAAAAGCAAAAGCTATGCGGAAAGCCTTACCGCCTTCAGGGTAGATGCCCGCATGTACGACCCTGAAGCCTCGGTAGTGATAGAGCGACGATATGAGAAATGGACACGTAAAACATGATTTAAAACTGATTTTGATACACTTTAAACTGCCTTTAAAATGATACAGCAAGATAACAAAGTAACCAACGCGCAACTGCAAAAGATACACGTACTGCTGCGCAATAATGGCCTGATAGACGATAAGAAGGAATTGGTGGCGCAGCTCACCAATGGCCGCACAGAAAGCACCCGCTTTCTCACCAAAGCTGAAGCTACCTTTTTCATTCAGCGGCTGTGCGACATAGACCCGCTGGAAAAGCAAAAGAAGAGCGTTATACACCTGGCTTATGTTGCCGGTATCATCTATGGCGATACGCCTGAAGACTACCAGATCAACAAAGCCAAGCTGGATATGTTCCTGAAGGAGCGCGGCACAGTAAAGAAAGAACTGGCAAAGATGACCTATGCCGAGCTAATGAAGGTACACCGCCAATTTGAGGCTATGACCAAGAACATACAGAAGACCAGCGACAATAAGGCTGCCAAAGCCGCTACTGACAAGCTATTGAGCGAATTGAATTTAACCGTTTCAGCAAACTAATACTAACCCCATAAACGATTCTATTATGCAACAAGGAAATGCAACGCTGCTGTTAGCGCCTGTGCCCGCGCCAACCGCCGCCGCCGAACTGCCGGTACAAATGGCCCTGCAAAGCCGTGTATTGGAAATAAAGGTGCTTGACTATCGCGGCCAGGAACACGCCATACAGGTAAGCGTAGACCGCGAAAAGCCCGTTATAGAGGGTTTCCAGCAGGTGACTATCATAGAGGACATAAACGCCCTGATTTGCGGCTATTTGAGCAATCACGGCAAAGGCCTCGTGTTAGGCTATCAGTCCACTATGTACAGCCAAAGCCCTGATGGCTATGCCAAATCAATAGAATGGACGGCAAAGAAAATGCAGTAAAAACACCCTTTTTAACCACCTAAATACAAACATTATGTACAAAGAAGAATATAAAAACGTACCCGTTGATATGTCCTATTTAGAGAGCTTTCTAACTAGTGAAGTATATCCCGCTAAGTTTATAACGCAGCTTGAACAGGTCTATACTGAATGGCTACGCCTAACATTACAACACAGCGATTATGAAGGAATAAACGCCAAAGATGTAGCTGATACTTCATTTTGGGTAAGTGACTTCATTGACCAATTGAAGCTATCTGTGGGCATACGGCCTTCATGGCGATATATCGAAGAGATAAAAAAAGCATCATAAGCGAACCAGCGAAAGCCCCGTATTTACGGGGCTTTCGCTTTGTAATGAGCAACAAAAATGTGCAAATGATTTGCAGGCTAATGGATATGACTTGGATTTGAAATTACTTTGTATGGCAAGTAGTGTTTTTATGCGCTAAGTGTGCGTTATTTTTTCATAGCATATAATTATGGCGGCTGGTCTATTCTTAGCCTGGCTCTTTTTACAACTAACCCACTTTGTAACAAATGATATTAAGAGGTAAGCACAAACATGAAAAACTGATAAGGGAAATTAGCCCAACAGACGCTATTACAGAGGTTAAAGGGGGCAAGTTGATAGACAAAAAATATGAAACGCTTTTTTACAGGTACTACTACTATTCCCGGCTAATGAAGCTGAAATATGCTGACATGATAACGATTTTGGAAAATGAATTTTTTATCAGCGGTGGCAGAATAATAGACTTGGTGGCAGCTAATTCCGGTAGGGTTTCTGAAATATTCAGCGAAGCATGTACCGTGAAGCAACTGGCAGAAAAGTTTCCTTCTTACAACTGGCCAAAGCCAATAGAGCAACCACAACAAAAAGTAAATTTTATTTCAATATAACGACCATATGGCAAAGACACTCATTTTCACAGATACACAACTGCAAGCGGAATATGCAGCTAACTGGAATAAGGCAAAAGTAGCTGTTCAGGCAGTATTGACACTTTACGCAGCTACGGGATTACCCGCACTTGTAAACTCTGAATTTTCAAGCCTTTTCAACAATACGGACAGCCTGTTATTTGACAAGCTTACCGGGGGCGGTTCGTCAGTATTGACATTCGGTGAAGGTGAGGGTGCAATATCATTGCCGGTGGTAAGATCACAGGCAATGGAGCTTATCGCAAAGCCAACCGGCTACAATGCGCTTATAAATGGCATTAAACAGCTAGACAATATTACGCTTGCCCCCGGCTGGGGAATGCAAGGCAGGGGAAAAGTGAGCTTCAAAGTGTCAAATATCAGCAAGCATTTCAGGCTAGACGGTGCGGGCGCTCTTCAGTTTTCCGTTGCTACCGCTGCCGATATTGCTGACTTTGGAAAACACTATGTCAAAACACAGCATGTCAAAAATCTGCATGCTTTCACGCAAGCGGTAGTAGAAGCATACTATGAAAATGACCTGCATAATAGCGATTCATTTTTGAACAATGGAAGCCATGATATTGCTATACTTGTTCAGCAATCAATTACCAAACTGAATATTGCCGATGAATCATACACCCCAAATTACAGCGTGATGGTAAACATCGACAATAACCTTCTTCGCTCGGGTGTAGAAGAATCTGAATAGGTGGTATGGCTGCCCGCCTTACATCAACTTATAGAAAAAAACAGAATGAAGAAATCATTTTTTGCAGCCAACCAGATCACAAGCGATACTGCTGAATTACTCATTTACGGTGATATATTCCCGTATGAAGGCCATATAAGGGCTGCTGATGTGGTGGGCAAGCTGCGTGAGCTAGAACAGAGCTGCACCAAGATACATGTGCGCATTAACAGCAATGGCGGTGACGTTTTTGAAGGTATAACCATATTCAACGCTTTACGCAACAGCAAATGCGAAATACACACGTATATTGACGGCATTGCGGCCAGTATGGGCAGTGTAATAGCTATGGCAGGGAAAAAGGTCTTTATGAGCAAGTATGCCCGCCTTATGACCCATAAGCCGAGCGGTGGCAGCTATGGCTCTTCAGAAGATTTGCGCAGGGCTGCTGATGATATAGATTCATGTGAGAAAATACTCAATGAAATTTATTCGACCAGGACAGGCTTACCAGCTGCTGAAGTAACCGCGCGTTTCCTGAATGGCAAGGATAACTATTTTAACGCTACTGATGCCATGCAGGCCCGCCTTATAGATGGCATTTATGACGGTGAGCCGGTGGAAGTACCGCAAGGCGTAACAGCCTGTAAGGACGTTTGGAGCATCTATGACAAGCGATTGCAGGCAAAGCTAAACCCCGGTAATACGCCTGTTGGTGAAGAAGAAACTATAATAGTTATAGGCACTGGCCCAAAAGGGCCGTATCACTACACGACAACAGAGGCCCCATTGACCAACAAAGTATCGTTATCAGTGCCTAAAGAACTGTTTGAGGGCTGGGACAGAGTTATCGACGGTGGTAAAATGGATTGGATAAAAAAGAACAATCCCGCTTTGTTTGCCGCATTGTACCGCTTAGAATTTGGCACTTATCCGGTTGATATGGCAGCCGTGAACAAGGTAGGCTGTGATAATTATGTGAGTGCTGTGAAAGGCGAAGTAGCGGTGCGTATATCTAATGCCCGTGAATTCCCGGAGGAGCTGTATATGACATGGGATGAGCTTATTGATAAAGGCAAGATGGATGAGGTAAAGAGCCGTGACTATACGCTGTTTGCGGTCATTTACAAAGAAGAGTTTGGTGCCTTTCCCAAAATAGGGCCGGATATTAAAACAGACCTGGCTTTAAAGTATCAAACCGAATTGCTAAGATATAAGACGCAGGAGCTTTACCAGTAAAATAACTACCAGCTAATGAGCATGTTGACTAACGGCGCTGTAACCTTTTTCGATCAATCACCCTTCAGGGAAGAGATTGAAAGGATTTTGGCTATCACCAAATCTGAGTACAGCGGCAAAAGCCTGGAAGAGCTACGCGACATATGCGCCAATCATGCCGTAATGGTAGCGGCGCAGGAAATAGCACTGGATAATATAGTTACCGGCTGCAATGCAATTGAAGAAAATCAAAAGATACTTGCCCAAGTACTACAAAAGCTGATAAGTGCGCAGCCCGTGCCGGGGCTACTGTTGCAAGCATTACACGTTTTAATTAAACCATTTTAGGCCATGTTTGATAATAGCATAATTGAGTTTAGGCTGCAAATGAAAAACTTTGCAAGCTCCGTACTACAAAAGTTTGGAGCCGATGGGTATAGGACTTTTAAAAAAGTTGATTCTGATATTATTAATACACAAAACAGGCTGAAAGAGCTGAGCAAGTCGGTAAAGATCAACGTAGATACCAGCAGCCTGCAAAAGGCCAATAGTATGCTTGGCTCAATTGTAGGGGGCAATCTCATTGCAGGCGCAGTTACCAGCGGTCTGGGCATGGCAAAATCTATTGTTAGCGATAGTGTGCAGGCTGCAATGGACTACAGTATGCGTACAAAGAGCTTTGAAGTGCTGGTAGGTAATGCCGGGCAAGGTCGGCAGCTTGCTGGTGACTTGCGCAGCCTCAAACAAAGCAGTATGGTTGGTGCTGGAGTATATCAAAATGCTCAGACGTTGTTGGGCTTCGGGGAAAGCCACCTGAAAGTATTGAAAGACCTGCGACAAATAGGCGATGTGGGCATGGGTGATGCTGATAAAATGGCTTCGCTTACCCTTGTACGGGCACAGGTAATAGCAGCTGGGAAACTAATGGGGCAAGACCTGTTACAGTTTGTAAATGCTGGATTCAATCCCCTGCAAGTAATGTCTGAAAAATGGAAGGAATTTGGCTTTACAAGTAAGAAGACAATAGGCGACCTAAAGGACATGATGAGCGAAGGCAAAATATCGTCTGAAATGGTTTCTAAAGCGTTTGAGGTGGCTACATCTAAAGGCGGCAAGTTCTATAACATGATGGAACAGATAGGCGACACAGCCGGGGGGAAGATGGCGAAGCTAAAAGGTAATTGGGCTGCGTTTCAGATTGACCTTGGAAATGCCCTGATGCCTATAGCCAGTGACCTTATGAGTGCGGGAAATGGTTTACTGCACTGGATGAATATAAGCAAGACTGTGCCGGAAACGCTTATAGAAGAGAGAGATGAAATCAATACATTAATTGAGAGTGTTACGCGCCTTAACGCTGGCAATGAGGTACGCGCAAGTCTAATAGATGTACTCAAATCAAAATATTCTGACTTTTTCGGTTTTTTGGACAGGGAGAAATCTACCAACGAAGATATATTATCGTTACGCAACAAAATAAATGATGCATACGCCCGCAAAATATCCGTATCCGAAAATCAACTTATTGCGCAGGAGGATAAAGAGCAAGCATCTAAGTTGCGCGACCTGGCTATAAAAGCTGCAAAGCAGGCCTCATGGGTAAAGCGTAACCCACATTCTAATATGTTCGATTTAGCTACAGACCTGCACTATCTGGGCGTTTCAGATCGCTGGGAAATTATGAACCTTTGGGGCGGTGGTGATAGGCTGCCCGAAGACCTGCTGAAGTTTCAAAAATGGGCAGAGGATGAAGCCGATAGACTAACAAAGCATGGAAACAAACAGCAGGCCATTGTAGACAGAGCAAACAAACAAGACTACATTAACAACCTAATGGGCGAGGCTTCAACGCTCATGACTTCCATTGACGCGCGGCGTACGTTATGGGGTGGAAAATCGGCCGTTAATGCTGGTCTGTTAATGAAAGAGGTAGGCAAGTTTGATGCACTTCGGAAAGGCGGCGGTGGTTGGGATAAGTTGTATGGCTTTGATTATAGCTCAATAGAGCGCCTTGTAAATTGGAAGGGAAATGCAGGAGGCAGCGGTGCAAACGCATCTATAGACGCTACTGCCAAGCGCATTAATGGCGGTGGCGGCAGTCATATAGTAATCAACCTGAACCAGCCCATAATAGGCAAGCAGGAATATAAGGTGAACAGCATGAAGGAGGCCACTGAAATATCAGTGCGCACGGTGGAGGAGCAAATAATGATGGTAATGCAGGGAGCAGCCAGGGCAACTACGATGCGCTAAGCACATTGAATTAAAAGCATATGATTTTTGTAACTTTGCAATATAAGCTAACCGACCGCAGGCGCACTCTAATGCCCGCTGCGTACTCCGTATGGCTTAAGTCACATCGTTCCACTCTAGCACATTAGTGCTTTTCCTGTGGTTGCGATGTGACTTTTTTTTGCTGCATAGTATTTCAAAAGGTTTTAGCCATTAGGGTTGATGGATATTTCAAAAGGTTTTAGCCACAGGTTGCAAGTGTGTTGAAAATCTGTTGATTATGTTTCAAAAGGAATTAGCCGAAAATTTCAAACCGTTTTAGCGGTTATATTACTGCCGGGTGGCGGATGAGCGCAAATATCACATTGCGTGAAAATGCCGGGATAGGATATTTTGAGCAGGGTAGCGGGCGGAAAGCCTTGCTGGTGGCTCGTATTGGTGTTTTGTAAATTGTTACATTGCTATACAAAAAACTCCCCAAATATCCCATTTTATCGCACTGTGGGAGCGTTGCAGAAGCCGGCGATGGGCTGCGGTGCAGGGCTGGCCCAACATCCGGAGCGTTGCGTATTTTGGCCGTCTGATGCTTGCCCAGCTGCCGGGGTAGCGTGTCGGTTGCGAACCGAATCATTTTTGCAGACACGGGAGCGCTGGGCTCCCGCGTCCGTGTCACCGATACCCAGGATATGAAGGGATAGCACCCGCGTTATTGTTTGCTGAGATATGCTACAATATCCTCGCGCATAGGTCCCTTTGCCTGGATAGCGGCCCTGACCTGCTCATGCGTGAGGTGGGGGAACTTTCTGTGGAGGTACTCCACTTCATTTGGGTCGTTTGCATCTACGCGGATGTCATCCTGTTTGCCGGTCTTGCTTTTGTCGTCGCTCATGGTGTTTGTGGTTTTTTATTTGGGAGGCATAAAAAGAATGCCAGCTACATGTCCTGTTGCCCCGGGAAAAACAGTTTTCCGGACACCGGTTGCGGCCGGATTGGCTGGAACGCTTTATTGATGAGGGTTATAAGTGTTGTGGCTAATGTCTCATCGTGTCACAAAATGTCCTGTTCGTGTCCGGTCTGTGTCCGCCCACCGGTGGGGTGGTGGATGCGAGCAAATATCACATTGCGCGAAAATGCCGGGATGGGATATTTTGAGCAGGGTAGCGATCGGAAAACCTTGCTGGTGGCTCGTATTGGTGTTTTATAAAATGTTACATTGCTATACAAAAACTATACAAAAAACTCCCATTTTATCCCACTGTGGGAGCTTTTACAAAATCAGCCGCCGGGGTGGGTGCGCACAATTTTCTGTGTTTTGGGAACCGATTGACAGTTAACGGAGTGGCTCAAAAAAATACTCATTAACTCCTCATTTTTTGGGTATCTGTCTTGCGCCTGTTTTGCCAATGTATGCACGCAAAGCATGACAGACTATGTTATGCCGCAAATGGTGTGCCAGAATGAGGGTGGAATGACGAGGTGGCAGGGGAAAGTATCCACAATTTTTTGGCGCGTTTCAAACGCGCTACCGCTGTATCCGTGTTTCATGTTGGATAACGTATATGATCGATAGCTGGCATTTATAATTCACACTATCACAATTTTTCAATTTGGCTTTCACATTGTCGCCTCCGAATTTGCCCTGTTAAACTTTGGCTGTCTTACTGCGTCTAACCGGGGGAGAAATATAAAATGGAGTTGCGGGAGCAAAATAAACATCTTTATACACGGGCTGGATTTGGCATTTCAATAAATGACTATGCACATCCGCTGCCCATACAGGAGGTTGTGGATAAGTTGTTTTCTGCAGGTAAACCTGGCGACCTGGTGGTGATAACAGATGAAGAATGGGCAAATAATAGCCCTAGAGCCATGAAGGG